GTCTTTTTCTTTTTCTTCTTTTTCTTCATTCCAGTGTGGTAGGGCATGATAAGAATTAGGTATCTTAGTATATTCTAAACGAAGTTTGGCCCAATGTCTCTGGTTTAGCAAGGTTAAATTGTTGGAGGCAGAGGTAGCCGAAAGCGTCAAATGCGTGGTCAACTCCGAGATTTTTATTTGGCATACCTGTGTTTGGAGCATAAGTCAGGGTGCGGAGGGATTTTATAAGTTCTTTGCAGCGTGGATGAATTATTGTCCTGCGTTCGCCCATTGCATCATATAGTGCAGTATTGATTGCTGTTACTTTGTCACGAACTTTCCAGGGAGATCTTGGAGAAGATACAGTAAATCCGCTTCTGCGTAGGATAGTGTGGTCCGTTGATCCTACTCCTGATGTTTTTCGGGCAGATCCCGTTGGGTCGGGGCAAGCTATTATTCTTCTATCGACTCCGTAACGATTTGTAACTTCTTCGGCAAAATCCCAGGTTGTTGCACCACCCGTCAAAATTATCTCGTCAAAGACGTAAAGGATGTCTCGGTAGCGGACTGCACAGATACCGCAAAGTGGGTCTACGTTGAAATCGACTCCTAGTAAAAGTGGGGCGATGGATATGTCCTCCGCTTCCGTAGAAATGTTGGAATCTGAAAAGGAGACTGCAACGAGACCAGTGAGATTCTCGAAACTTGCCTCGAACTCTTGCTTGAATGTTCTGGTATCTAGTTGGGCTTTGGCTGCTTCGACTTCTTCTTTTGGAACATTACCCCCGTCTATTGTTGTGAAACTCCAGCGTTTCCAATCTCCTGATGTATCTTCTGGAACGTAGCACCATAAATCGTAGAACCACGAAGCTGTGCCATCTGGTGTAGATATAAAGAGTGCCCAACCTTGTTTATCTGCGAGGGCTGGCCTGATTACCTGGAACCAGACTTCGGAATCCATGAAGGCTGCTTCGTCAAGTACTACTCCAGCGAGGCTTCGGCCACGCAGGGTTGTTGCGTTTTCTGTGCCTTTGAGTTCGATTAGCGATCCATTGATTAGTTCAATTTTTAGGTCGGTTTCGTTTTTGGACTGAATCCATTGGGGTGGGATGAGTTTTTTGATTTCTTTCCAGGCTATGTCTTTTGCCATGCGATAGGTGGGTGCACAGTAGAAATATGTTTCGCCTGGGCGGTCTATTGCTGCTTTTAGTAGTTCGATACAGGATAAATATGATTTTCCGAATCTTCTACCAGCTACTAGGACTCGAAATCTGTTTTTTGCGTTGAATACCTCCCCCTGTGCCCATCGAAGAGAAAGATTTTCGGCTGTTTTTGTACTCATGTAGTAAAGAATAGCTTAAATATTGACGGATTTCCGTGATTTTCTCGACTAAACCATGTTTTTAGGGTTATTATTCAAGTATTAACAACAATTTTAGTCCGTGGCTGATTCTGTTCTTCGTAATACAAATGGTCAATTTACATCCGAGCGAGCTTTGAAGGATGGGAGAGTATGTGGGAAAAGACAACCTGATGCAGTAATAGAAGCTAGAAGGCAAAGACTGTATTCAAAACAGTTGACAGGTAAGACAACAAGACAATTAGTGCATGAGCACTCTTCCAGAGAGGGTATCGGGATAGATACAGCTTGGAGCGATTGGAAACAGGTAAAGAAATGGAACGATGAAGATTGGGAACAGGATAGAGAGAAGATGGTTTCACGACTCCAGGGAATGAGAATGAGGTTGTTTGACCAGGCTGTAAGGAAAGGACAGTTGCACAGCTATCAATTCAAGTAGAGCCAAAGAAAAACAGTTGACATTAGTGTAATATTGTAGTATTATTATATTGTAGTATTTTAGACCTTAATCTATGATTTATCAGTAAGTTCCCTGTATAACTATACTGCTAGTACAAATGTACTACACAGCCCCTGTTTGTGAGATAGCATAAAAAATTCCCTAGACTGTGAAGAATAGGGAAAGGGGAGACAGTGTTCGGGCTTGGATTAATTCAGTTTGTAGCAGATATTGGAATTATTGTAGACTTTCATACATTTAGAAAATGCGTCTTTGTCTATTACGCTAGATAGTACAAATCCAGTAATAAAAATTACCATAGCGAATCTAACATAGTTTAGGTTAGATCTTGTTTCTAGTTGGTAGCGGTCGCGGGTTTGTTTTGAGTTTGACATTTTACAGTGAAGCAATGGGAAAGAAGTTAATAAGCTCTAATGTTTTTAAGAAAAATAAATAATAAAGTTGTGATACAAATCCAAATAATAAAAGTTGTCATTTTCTATTCCTCTCAAGTTTTAATAATTTCTGATAACAAAGATTTAATAATTTTTCCTGACTTGTTGACTTGTCAGCAACAATTAAAAAATAAGTTACTTTTGATTTTCCGCACCTTTTGATTTTGCAAAGATGATCATAAAGATTATCTGTTATACATTCGGGATTCATAAAACTTTCAAATGTTATAACATCATTTGGGTCTATAGTTGCAGAATCTATTCCGCCCCATTTACTAGGTGGTAAAACTTCCAAATGATACCAATATGTTTTCTCTGTAACTACTTTTGGTTTATCTACTTTGTAGATTCTTTCATTTGTTTTATCTCTCAATTCTGAAGCTTTAACAAATGAAGTTACAATAGCGTTTGGATATTCTTTTAAAACTTCATCAATAGAATTATAAGAATACATAAGCGAACCATCTTGCTTTATGAAGTCAACAAAGTTAGCTGATTTTACATCATAGATAACATCATTTTTCATAATGCGGTCTAGTGTTGTTTCTTTGGTTTGGGTAGTCATAAGAAAAATACTGTATAGTACATATCCATATTAACTCATTTTTAATAATAAAACAATACTAAAATATTACTTTAATAGCTAGTAAAAAACCTTAAAAATTAGCACTTTTTACCTTATAATCTCATCTTAAGATTTGATAAGATTCTTAAATCCCTTAGTATAACTAGATAATCTCATAAGTAAGAATCCTATAATTTTAAAATTTTAACGTGTATTTGTACCTTAACCAGTTTAAAATCATTCAAAAATACTACATTAAAAAAGCTAGAATCAATACAGACTCTAGCCTTTAATTAATTAGTTCCTGATGTAGTTTTTATTGTGGGAAGTATTCCCAATTTTTATTTTTTCTAATTGTTCTAACTTTATCCATAAATAATTTAATTTCTTTTATTCCACTAGGGACATTAGTAAATTTAATCTTATTTATTTGTTTATTTTCAAGTTTTAAATCTTCGCTTAAAATATGAGTTTTTTCAATTTTTAAATCTTCAATCTGATTTTTTAAAAATTCTATTTGTTGAAATTTATGTTCTATATTTTCATCAATAATATTTAAATCTTTAAAAATATTTCTTGTATCTCTTAAATCAGGATAATCCTTATATCTAACTCTATAATCTCCATTATCTTCTAACCAGTGTTCTAAATCTGCAATATTACAAATGTATTCATCACACTCAAAATAAGGATCTTGAGATTTAATTTTTAATTCTTCATAATCATTGTTTAATTTTTCTAATTGTTTTTTAGCAATTAGTTTGTAGTTTTTTCTAGGCATTGTAAATTTTGGGTGAATGTACAATAGTATTCTAGTCCATATTTAAAATAATTTCAAACAATAAAAAACCCTGATTTGTTAGATCAGGGCTAATAAAAGATTATTAATAATTGAATGTATCAATACAAGTTATATGATTTTGAATCGTTTTTTGATACTCAATAAAAATAATTTTAGCTTTAATGAATGATTCAATTTGTTTAATTAAATCCTGATGGTTTTTAGCTGTCCAAATGTGACCGCTATCCCATAAATCTAAATTAGAATTTTTAAATTTAATATTTTTTAAAAAATAAAACATAATTCTATCTAGTTAAAGCTAAACATTCTCTTTTGGCTAAATCAATTCTCGAACCACATTTTCCATTCAATAGACTTTCCATTCTAACTCTAGCTCCTTTTATATCGTCTTTAACTCTTTGTTCGCAGTGTGTTTGTTGAAAGGTCAAAGCATTAAAGCAATTATAAAGATTTGGTGCTATTTCAAAATTTTGAGTTTCTTTAAGAAAATTACTTCTAATATCTGCCCACTCTTTTGAAAGATCTTTATTAAAATCTTTTGGCCTTTTTTCTTTTGTTTCTTTATCAACTACCGATCCAATTAACTTGTCAGCTAACATTTGTTTTGAAAGGTTTTTTAAAACTTCCATAGCCTGAGATCTATTATCAAATGAAACATTTTTCATAGCTTTAAATTCTTCAATAGAATTTGAAAGATCCTCACGTTGCCAAGAAATAAACTCTGGTAGATTTTTGACATAATCATTAATCCCTTTTGAATGTTTAAAAACTAATTTATTCTTAGAGCGATTAATTCTACCCATTTGATTGAAACAGAATAATCTAAAATCAATAGAAACAACTTTGAATGAGTACGAACCATCATAAGAATTTATGAAACATAATCTTCTGCGAATTGGGTCATCTTTTGAGACTTCCATATCAGCATTTTTAATACCGCCATTAACAAAAATTCTCGAACCATTATTCATTAATGCGATATTCTCAAGATCCAATATATCTTTGTTTCTTTCAAAGACTTCATATATTGGTTCATTATCTTGCGTAGCGTATGTTTTTGACATTACACTTAATGGTTTACCCGTTTTTGAATCAACTATGCATTTATGGTTAGGTAATTGAATGTCATTACCAAAAGAATTTTTAATATATATATCGGTATCTACGGGTGGATTTAATGCACCAGTTTTTTCAAATTTTTCTCTAATTGAGATTTCATTATTTGGATCTATAGTTGTACCGCATAAATCCTCATTACCTAGTCTTTTAAATCCATTAGGATTTTTATAATGCTTTTCTACCATTAATGGAGAATTTGCACTGTAAACAGTGTCTACTAAATTGGGTTGAAAATAGTTCATTTGGGTGTTGAAAAATAACTACATATATATATTAAAGTATTATTCTAATAAAGTAAACAGTTAATCCATACTATTTATTGAAATTAAAATTTTATCAATTAGCTTATCTGACCTATAAACTAAATTATCTGAAAATTGCTCATTATAATTATTTGAAATTTTTTGAAGAATAATTAAAATAAAGAATAAATCTTGAATAGATAGCTTGACATGACTATGTTTAAAAAATTTATGAATGGTTGAGGCCATGATGAATGAAAGAAAAATGAATGGACAATCCATAAATAACTTAGTCTATAATGAATGTCAAATTCTGAGAATTCTCAGTAAGAATTATGAATGAGAATTTTTATATTGCATATTTAAGGCGATTCATGTAATATTGTAATGTTCACTAAATCACAATTATTTAATGAGGTATTTATGCCAAATTGGACATACAACAGAATTAGAGTCCGAGGTGACGATTCTGACAAAATCAAAGAAATCAAAGAATTATTTGAAGGTGAAAAACCTTTTAATACTTTAAAGCCCGAACCAAACTGGTCGGTTATGCCTTTAACAAAAGAGCAAAGAAAAGCCTATTCATTTTCTGATGTTAGGGGTGAATTAGGTGAACTACCCATACCACCCGATCCAACAAAAGAATGGGATTGTCCTAAGTTTGCTTCAACTGGTAGGCAAGATGATAGATGGTATGAATGGCGAAATTTTCACTGGGGTACTAAATGGGAAGCCTGTGATATAAAAATTACACAGGACTACACAGATTTTCTAGAAATTACTTTCAATACTGCATGGTCTCCACCCGAACCAATAGCTGAAATTTTACGATCCAAATACGAATGTCGTAATGAAGAGGACTATCATAAGGGACTCTATCTATCAATTAATTGGTTTTACGAATTAGAGGGTGAAGAGGGGGTAGGCTATCTTGAATAAACATCAGATATATATTGCCTTAGAAAATATGGATAGGTTCGGGGGAAGTTTTGTTTCTTCCTTAGCTTTTTGCTATTCGCAAGCCGATCCAGATAATCAAACTATTCTCTTTAATGCTTTTGAGCATTTATTTAATAAGTATGCAACTTTTGAAGATGACTAAAGAGGAAGCTGAAAACTTCATCTATAAATGTCTGGTAGATAACGAATCCAAAAAAGATCCGAAAGAAAAATTAACTCGTTTGGATATATGCGAT